GGTTGATAAACCAGTTGTCCCATGACAGGTGAGATGCTGAGCCGTTCGTAGACGAGAGGATTACGTGTCCTGTTTCCCCGTAGAATCCTGCCAGTACGACAGACGAGACGTTCAGGACCGGATAGATCAGCGCGCGCATTGAGCGCCGTCCATTCCCGTTCCGAACCTCGGCGAAGGTGCCCACGGCCAGGGTGCGCGACACGTAGCGGTTGATGCCGTCTGATACCGCAGTGATGATCTTTGTCAGGGCTGAGTCTGATGCGGTTGTTTGGCCCAAAGCGGGGCTTATGTAGTTCTTCAGGTCCGTCAATGTCGTCAAATCAACCGCATGAGGCATCTGATCACTCCACTGTGATGCGCGTGCTGGACTTCCCTGCAACCTTGACTTCGCCCGGTACTGGCAAGTTCAAATTTCTCGCGTTCGCGGCGATGGCGTCAAAGTCCTCTTGACTCACCGTCATGCTGACTGGAGAAATCTTGAAGCCGATAGCTTGCAACTTCTGGACACTCTCCTCTTGCACGGTCACGAACCCGGTATCGTCTGCTTGGTAGTTCCTGCCATCGACAGAAACCTGCGAATTTCCTTCAGGACACTGCAATCTGACCATTTCATTCCCTCCAAAAAATAAGGCAGGAGGCGTTTGGTTGCCGCCGCCTGCCTCATTGTAAATCCATCCGTAGGTTAGAACGTCTGGGTTCCCGTCGGCTGGTTGATGTTGGTCAGGATAGCGAAGGCCGGAGCGAAATACAGGGCGAACGTCTCATCGACATACACGCCGTACTCATTGCGCCGGGTGCGCAGAGGCCAGGACACTTGCACATAGTCCTGACGGACACGCGCTTCGAGGATGTTGGCCACACCGCTCAGCGGGTACGGAGAGCGATCAGACCAGAAGAGGATCGTGCCCGGAGGCAGGTTGGGATGCGTTTCAATCGGCAGAGTGTTGCCGTAGATCTTGTTCTTGTAGGCGTTGACCGCGCGCCCGGCAACGATCTGAGATCCGCTGCCCGAGTCCGCCTCAAACACCATGCGGAGACTGTTATTGGTGCTGGCCGTGTTCAAGAACTGAGCGATGTTCGAGTTCAAGTCGGTGGAGCTGACCAGAATCCGGTCAAATCCAATCTTGTACTGGTCGTAGGCAGCCTGGAATACGGCGTCGAACTCGACAATGCTGGTACCGGCAATCGTCAGGCCCGCATTGCCGCTGGCGCCTTGGAAGATCAGCGCGCCGGAGCCCGCATATCCGAGAGTACCGCTGGCCACAACGGGCAGGTTCGGGTTGGTTGCCATGGCGGTGCCAGGAGCGGAACCGGACACGGAACCGTTGATCTGGCTGAGAATGCCATCGGGCAACAGGGTGTTGGTCGAGTTGTCCTGATACGCGCCGTTGACCTGAAGAGCGGTTATCAGTTGATTGACGGTGGACGGGACCGAACTGAACTTCGCCTGGTTCGTGGTGGTAATGGCCTGGAGCCGGGCCGCGCCGGTCGTGGTCCCGAAGTACCACGCGTAGGCTACGGCGTTGACCACGGGGGTAACGGTTGCGGTGATGATCTGGCCGGCCGTCGGGGTGATGGTGGCCTGCGCGGAAGGCTGAGCCGATCCGCCGCCCACGTTGGTGATGGTTCCCGTGGTGCTGGTCAACGTGACCTGTCCGGGGATGCCGTTGGCCATGCTGCCGGTACGCCATCCCGCATGACTGAGGGCAACGCATACGAGGTAGTAGGGGACGTTCGACAGCGCCGAAGTAGTTCCGGCAGCGGTCAGGGTGGGCGTAGGAGTGATACCCAGCGGGGTGGAGGCGTTGCCGCCGATGAGCGTCTGCTCTTCGCCCACCATGACACCTTGCAGCGTGGCCTGAATCGTCACGCCCTGAGCATCGGGCTTGAGGTTGAGAGCGGCCAGTCGCGCTTCCCAAGAGACGGAGCCCTCGAGGCCCATGGTCTTGTAGCTTGCCAATTGGTCCTGAACCGTGATGGCGGAAGCGGCCGCGCGCTCGCCCTCAGGCACGCCGATGGAGACGTTGTTGACGTTGATGCCGGTGACCCTCTTCCAACGGTGCGCCGTGCCGCCATCGGCGGGGACGCGGGGGAGGCTGGAGATCAGCGGAATCAACTGCTTGAACGGGTGCATTTCCTGAACGATGCGGCTCAGGTCGTACCACACCAGCCCTGTGTTCTGGTCAACAGTGTCGGCCTTTGCGAGAGTGCCAACACGCTCGTCAATGGCCTGCTTGAAAGTGTCGCTTTGCAGGAACTTCTCAAATTCATTCATCTCAGATTCTCCTATTGCCGAGTTGTTGACTACGAACTGGAACCGCTGTGAACTGCGCTGACCGGTCTAGTTGCCGCCCAGGTCAATCTTGAAGTTGGGGTCATTGATCGACTTCGCAAACCCGCTGCCAGGGGTGCACATCAGGCCGAAAGCGCGCGCCGTTGCCTGCTCAGAACTGCGCTGGTCGTTCGGGTCGGCTTCGGAGAGCGATTTGTTGATCATCCGGTTGAAGTCGGCCTTGCCGTCGCTGGCCGGGAAGACGTCTCTGGTCGAACTGGCAACGAACAGCTTCGGGCGGCGGCCGGCGGAGGGCTGATTCTCAATCACAGACATCTGGCCCTTCAGGAAAGCGTTGTCGGCAATCAGCGGGGCGGTGGCTTCGGCCACAGCGGCCTTGACCATCGTCGCAATCGCAGCCGCCGAATAGGGAGAATCGCCAGCGCCGCGGTAACTGTTGCCCTCAACTTCGCCTTCAGTCATGCGCCGAGTGGAAAGCTCTTCGACGTTCTCCGAATCAGGCTTCTCGCCCAAGTCGGTTTCCGCCTTCTCGCCATCCCATCCGGTCATGGCCTTGACGAGTGCGGCGTGAGCAAGTTCGTGGTGGTCGGCAATGTCGTTCATGTGTCCCGAAAGCGCCGTGAGGTGCTTCTTGAACTCATCGCCGCCGTCGGCCGCCTTGCCCATGCACTTGTGAAGAGCCTCAAGTTCATCGACCGCCTTGCCGTGGGAGGCCGATGCCTTCTTGATGTGGTCATCGGCCTTCTTGATGGCCGCCTTTTTTCCTGCCGTGAAGCGCTTCTGGAGGTCAGTATCCATGATGGTGCTCTCCTTTTTCTTGGTGCTGCCCGGCCAGTCGGTCGGCAGAAGGTGGGTAGCGTTCAGCGCTTTCGCGCGTGTGACGATGTGAGCCTTGGCTTTCTCGGGGTCCGATGCGCGGCCAATGGCCTGGATTGCGTTCTCAAGATCCTTCACGGTCTGGACAGGGAAAGAACCGTCGGGAAGCGCTACCCCAGTGCTACCGAGGTGCTTCCGTTCCTTTTCGCTGAACTCCCGCTTCTCAAGGTCAACGCCGTCCGCAAACTTGGCGGTCAGGGTAGCCATCTCATCAGCGGTTAGTTCCTCGGACTCAGCAGGACTCGGATTCGTGTCCTGTGCGGCTTTGGCAAGGTCCGGAAGGGCAATCTTCCCCATTCCGAGAATCGTCCGGAACGTGTCAAGCGCCTTTTCCATCAAAGTCTCGTTACTGGTTTGATTCTCCATCGACCCTCCAAAGGCGAGTCCGCCGGCAATCTTCACGATGTCGATGCGGCAGTCGGAATTCGCCGGCCGGTCTACGAGGCTGATCTCTCGCAAGGAAAGAGCCTTGACCACATCGCCCACCTTCTCCAGTTTGGAACCGCCGATGCTGAAGCCCTTATAGACGCCGTCCTTGCATTTCTTCCATGCGACGGCATCGCTGATCTTGGCACCGATGTACAGCCCTTTGGCATCGACGTGAGCCTCTTTCGTGACGCCCACGGCAGAGGAGGTGTGCATCTCGCGGATGTTCGCCCACTTCATGTAGTCGGGGAGGGCTGCCTTGATGGCGTCCAGCGGAACAATCTCCCCCTGCAGGTCCTTTGATGGCGTTGAGGCATAGCCCCAGACCATTCCGCTCTGCGCGTCCACCTTTTCAATCGGGAGAAATACGCTGAAATCGTCCATCTGGCTCCTGTAAACGCAAAAAGGCCCGGACGATTGAGCTTTGATAAGCCGTCACGTCCGAGCCAGATTGTTTCTGTACCCGTCGATTGAGATATTACCACAGCAGGACAGATAAGCT